TGGAGTAAAAGTGTGGCTCGTATACGTTTGGGTTGGTAGCGATAAGGGTAATGCCTCTATCGGACTTACTGACTCGTTTAACGGTAGCCTCATCACCGTTCACAAGGACAATTGCGATATCTCCGGAGTCCACGTCACTTTGCCGTCGGACAATCACTACATCGCCCTCAAGCATTCGTGGCTCCATAGATCGGCCCCGAATCTGTAAGGCAAAAAACTCCCCCGTTGCCGCAAGCTCCGGTGTGATTTCTTCGTAATCTAGAATCTCCTCGACAGCCTCTAAGGGCACCCCCGCTACAACCCTACCAAGTACGGGGATTTGAACTCCTTTGGGGTGAGCATTGTTGATTTTAATTTTCTGGGAAGGGTCAATGGATCTTAAAAGAACATCTAAATCCATTTCAAGCCCATCGGCAATAGCCTTCATGGTATCAATAGAAGGCACGATGGGTTTGTTTGAACGAGTGTTTTTGCCGCGTTCTATTAGTGATATATATGCCTTGCTCAATCCAACTCGTTTCCCAAACTCTTCCATACTCAGCCCATGGCTTTGGCGATATTCTCTAATTAAATCTCCTATATTCTCCATTAGATACCTCGCTTTCTATTAATCAGATTGTACAGCATGATAAACAAATTTACAAGATTTATGTTTAACATTGTTGACAATTATAGTTTATCATGTTAAACTTGTGACAATCAGAGGAGGTGAGTAGATGGGAATACCTAATCGGTTAAAAGAGGTAAGAGAAGCGGCCGGTCTAACCCAGGCCGAATTAGCTCATCAAGCACACGTAGCTAGAACAATTATTGTTGGAATAGAGAATGGTTCAATAAAGGTTGTTAGAACCAACACTTTAACTAAAATAGCTGATGCGCTTGACGAAAGACTATGTTCTATTTTTTTTACAGAATAAGTTTAACATGATAAACAAAATATAAGAAAAGGAGAAAAGAAGATGGAAGAGAAAGAAAAAGAGCTTCGTATGGACGAAGCTCCGTTTAACAGCAGGAAACACCTGAAATTGTTACATCTGTACATCGAGATTAGAGAGCGAATAGCGGAATTAACTAAAAAGTACCTTAGTGATATTGATGCCGAGCAAGAACGCCTGAATTTGATATATTCCTTGGCTGATAAAGGTATTCGTGAAGAGCTACTGAAACTGGCTCGACACAACTTTAAATAAGTTTCCGTCCCCTTACGGGGAAACGGTAAATTAATTTAAACAAGGAGCTTTCCGGTTTTTTACAACTGGGGCCTTACAAGTCTCGAGGGGTTTGTAAGACATAAACGTTAAACCTCTAGTTAGGCTCGGAGTGGATTGTATTTTCAATGGGTCTGGACCGAAAGCCGCAGAGCTCCATGGCTTCGGTAAAACACCGGGAGGTGATGCGCTCCTCAGAGCGCACTGCGTGAATAAACGGCTGCATAAGCCCGTACGCAGATACGTAAGGGTTAATACTGGAGCGAATCGTAAAGTGCGACTTGATGTATTTAATCAAGGCATCCTGCATTTCAGGGGATAAATCCCTAAAGTGGTAAACCCTTACCATCATAACCACCTCCCATACGGGCATTATACCGTGAAACCATAGTGATTTACAAAATGAAAGGAGATAAAAAGGATGGAAAAAACTAATTTTATTGATTATCTTCGCTCGATGTTAACAGATGACCAGATTGACGTATTAGCCCGGAACTTGGGAAAAAGCCATATCAGTTTTTACGGCCCCGGGTTAGGTAAGACAAAGCTGGTAGAAACCTTGCGTAACGCATGGTTCAAAAACGTCTACGCTCCCGAGGATTGCGATTCTATTCGTTCGGGGTGTATGGCGGTCTGCAATCATGAAGGCGCCATTGCTTTGTGCATGAAAAAAGAATCGTTCTGCACGCCTTTACCGAACGATTCTTTTTCTAGAAATGAGATTACTTCAAGTCTCGAGGCTTTTTTAAAACGTAAACGTTAAAACGCCACAACGGCGGTATTACTGATTAGCGAATTAAAGAAAGGAGATTAAAACATGAAAATCAACGTAACTGTAAACACAGATAATGAAAAGGCCATTAATAAAGCCGTTGAAATGCTCAAAAGAATAGAGAAAGCGTACGACGTAGAGTGCACGCTTTCTCTGAATCTGATGACTAGAAATCTCTACAACAGCTCATCAAGTTTGTAGTACACATAGGAGTCGTCGAGGGTTTTCAGCGCCTCTTGTGATGCGTGTTTAGCTTGAAGATGGTCACGTATTTCTTCAAAGTTTTTATGTTTAGGAAAATCCGGGTCTCGTAGCGCATCTTGTGCTAAATCGCCAATGGGCCTATCAACGCCCCTGAACAAAACTAACCACTCATAAAACGACAATGCAGGTGTTTTTTTCAACTTGATCACCTCCTTATACCCAATAGTGTACCCCATAACGAATCACAAAACTATATGTAAAGCTGTCAGATATTAAAAAGGAGGCCTAATAATGTGAAAGAGAAAAAAGACGTTATGTCTGTAAAAGATGTATCGGAATACTACGGAGTATCTCAATCAGCTATATATAGGCTAAGAGATGAAAATAAACTCCACCAACTACCACTACCCGGCGTAAAGTTCGGTCGTCAAGAAGTTGAAGCCTTAGCCGGGATTGAATGGGAATACTCAGCAACCGGCTACAGACGGCTAAAAGAAGAAAACAGCCGCCTGGAAGCAGAGAACGAAAACCTCAAAAAGAAAATTAAAAAAATCACCAGTGAGCTACTGGTGATAAGCGGAGAGATTTAAAAAGGAGAAGCCATGGAACCTTTAAAAATAAAGATAAAAAAGACTCACGACCAGGCCCGGCTACCCCTTATTACGAGAGGGAACGCCTGCTTCGACTTCTACGCACTGGAAGACACGGAGATCAGGTCTATGCATAAAGGCCCGGCAACACTTGTAAGGACAGGACTTGCCTTTGAAATTCCTGAAGGCTACCACATGAAGCTTTTTATGCGAAGTAGCTATGGAGCGAAAAAGAAAATATTCCTTGCCAACTGCGTCGGGATTATCGATAGCAGCTATCGAGGAGAAATAAGAGGAATCTTCAAGGCGGCAACAGGAAGAGATTCAACGAAATGGATACGAGCCGGGGAGCGATTCATGCAGGGCCTTATCGAAAGGAACATCCCTGTAGAGTTTGAAGAAGCGGATAAATTAAGCCAAACCGAGCGCGGCGAAGGCGGATTCGGGAACACCGGAGAATAAGGAGGAAACTGAAATGGTAAATACACTGGTAACTATTACGTGCGCGATTGTAATTGCCTGGGCGTTATGGATAGCGCTCGACATAATTCAAAAAGGAGGTAAGCGTTGAAAGCGATGACCCTACAAAAGCCGCCTGATTGGGTTAACAGGCGGTACTACGAAATCAGAAACAGGCCGGTAAAAAATCCTGAAAGCATCCGGTTCACTTATAAAGACGCCATAGAAGTTATCTTTGGCGCAATAATAGCCTATTTGTTTATAGTAGTTCTCGCTGTGATGTAAAGGTGTAATGAGATGAATTGCGAGAACTGCCCTAATAAAGATTATTGTATCCCTGATGAATGCATAGAAAAATGGCCGCTCCCTGCAGCATTAGGAAGCGACCAAAGCAAAGAAATATAAGAGGATACAAATATTATAACACAAAGGAGAATGTACATGAAATACGTAGGGGTAACACACAACTTTAACAGCATGGATTATACGGACATTACGAGGTTCAGTATAGGAAGAATATACTGGTTCAAGTTCTATGAAGACGACCTCGGGCCGTTAGACGACGTTAGTATTGGGCAATATGTAGTCGTAGACACATGCCGGGGCTTAGCCGTCGGCCGTATTGTTAAGAAGTCGGACGGGGGTATTAACTTAGCACTTAATGCGGGCATGAGCGAGGAGGACGTAACTCGTCAAGTTGTCGACGTCGTGAACATCGAGCATATAGTAGCTCGCAATAAACTTATTAAAGAGGTCGGTAAAGCCGAAAAAGCTATGTGCGACTGGATTAACAAGAACAGCATAGAAGACGTATATGCCATTCTTGCGGATCAGTCGGTTGAGTTTAAAGACTTGCTTTATGCTCGCGACCAATTAGTTAAGAAACTTGAAGCTGAAAAATAGGAGGATAAGATATGTTAAAAATCACCTTTGAAGGAAACGCGAAATCAGTAATGTTTGAAATGAAGGCTCTCGTAAACGCGTTAAGCAGCACTAATGGGAAGGAAGCAAAGGAAGTCTTTACGCCGGTACCTGAATCGGCCGTAGAAGCGCCGAAGAACTGGACCACTCAGGACATACAGCCCGAAGAGCCGGCAAAGGAAGAAGCTAAACCTGCGGAAGATCCGATGGCGGCCGTACCCATTGCCGCTGTCAAAGAATATAAATTAGAAGAGCTGCAAGTAGCGATGCAACCCTTCATCAATACAAAACTTGCGGAACTTCAAGCCCTTCTTGCTAAGTACAAAGTTGTAAGCCTGGTCGACCTTCCGAAAGACCAATACGGCGTATTTGCAGCTGATTTACGGGCATTGGGGGCGCAAATCTAATGCCGACTCAACACGCATTATTATCAGCGAGTAGCGCGCACCGGTGGCTGCACTGCACCGGTAGCCCGCTTCTCGAAAAAGAATTCCCCGATACTACATCGGTTTATGCGCAAGAAGGTACGCTTGCACATGAGCTCTGCGAGCTGAAGCTCAAGAAGTATACGACTGTAATGCCTAAGGGAACGTATACAAGAGCGCATAACAAGATAATGAAGTCTGAGCTATGGCAAAACGAGATGGAAAGTACGTCAGAGACGTATCTCGAGTATGTTAAAGAAATTATGCTGTCGTGCGAAATAGCCCCTGCTGTACTTATCGAAAAAAGAGTTGACTTTAGTCGCTACGTCCCCGAAGGCTTCGGGACGGCCGACTGCTTAGTACTAGCCGGTGACACGCTGCACGTCATCGATTATAAGCACGGCAAAGGCGTTGTTGTTGATGCGGATCATAATCCGCAAATGATGTTATACGCTCTAGGAGCTATGGACGAGTTGTCATTATTGTACCGCTTCAAATCGGTCCATATGGTTATCGTACAGCCTCGGGTTAACAACATATCAGAGTTCACGATGACCGCTGATGAGCTCCGAGACTGGGGCGAGTCAGTCGTAAAACCGAAGGCCGAAGCAGCCGTATCGGGTAAAGGCGAATTTGAAGCGGGTGATTGGTGCCGCTTCTGTAGAGCCAAGCAGCAGTGTAAGACGCGGTACGAGTCGAACGACTCATTATATCCTGAGCTGTCAGCACAGCACGACCCGAGGCTTATCACCCTTGACGAACTCGGCGAGTACCTGAGGCGTGGCCGTGATATGGCTGCCTGGCTCGAAGATATGAAAGAGTACGCCTTGTCCGAAGCCTTGGCCGGTGCAGACGTGCCGGGATGGAAAGCGGTTGAAGGTCGGGGCAGTCGAGTATTTACCGATACAGACGAGGCGGTCGATATTCTCATCAAGAACGGAATCGATGAGAGTGTTCTCTACGAACGCCGAGTCCTGACACTGGCTCAAATGGAAAAGGCCGTTGGTAAGAAGGCCTTCGGTGAGATTGTTGGGAATCTCGTCGTGAAGAACCCCGGTAAGCCGACCCTTGTAGAAGAATCGGACAAACGTCCGAAGATAACTAATCAGCCGACAGCGGCTGACGTATTTAATTCTTAATTCATGGAGGTATCTATTATGTTTACACCGAAAGCTACAGAAGTATTACTCAAGAATGTTCGCCTGTCGTACGTTCATATCATGGAGCCGCACACAGCCCCGAATCAGACGAAGCCGAAGTACTCGACTACGATACTCTTACCGAAAAGCGATGTGGCTCAGAAGCAAGCTATAGACGCCGCCATTGCGGCAGCCATCGAGGAGGGCCGTCAGAAGTACGGTGCGAAGAGCATACCGGCTAAGCCGAAGACCCCCGTATGGGACGGTGACGGCTACACTCAAAATGGTAAAGAGTTCGGTCCTGAAGCGAAGGGGCACTGGACCTTTACCGCATGGCAAGACCCTAAGTATAAGGTTGAAGTTGTTGATATGACGGGTGCACCGATTACCGATCATACGCAAGTTTACTCCGGTATGTACGCCAACGTTCTTGTGACGTTCTATTACTACGATAACCAATCTCAAGGTATCGGTTGTAGTCTTGGACCTGTGCAGAAGGTTCGTGACGGTGAATCGCTTGGCGGTGCGCCTATTTCAGCAGCTTCCGTGTTTGGAGCGCCTCAAGGAAGTGCTGCCAATGTATACGGTGGTGCAGACGCCGCGCCTCAGGTCAATCCTATCACCGGTCAGCCGATGTAGGCCCATATGAGGCATCTCAATATTGACATAGAAACGTATTCGCCGAACGACATCTCGTTCGGCGTTTACAAATATTGCGAATCCGAAGAGTTCGAAATATTGTTATTCTCTTATGCCTACGACTTCGGCGAGGTCCACGTTGTAGACCTGGCGTCAGGCGAGAAGATACCTGATAACGTAGTCCTCGACCTTAGGAGAGACGAAGTCATAAAGCACGCCTACAATGCACAGTTCGAAATTACCTGCCTTAACCGTGCCGGGTATCAGACCTTCGTCGAACAGTGGAGATGCACGATGATTCACGGGGCATATCTGGGCTATCCGATGGGCCTGGCAAAACTTGGTAAGGCCTTGGGGCTTACTCAAGACAAGATGAAGGATAAAGCAGGGGCAGCACTTATACGGTACTTTTCTGTGCCGTGCAAGCCGACGAAGAAGAACGGCGGCCGTACTCGCAATCTACCGAAGCACGATCCTGACAAGTGGGCCGCTTATATCTCGTATAACAAGCAGGACGTTGTTACCGAAATGGAATGCCACAGGAGATTATCCGCATTCCCTGTCCCCGAAGAAGTCGAAAGACAATGGCAAATTGATATTCGCATGAATGCTACGGGCGTCGGCATTGACCGTGAACTGGTAGAAGGAGCCCTTACAATCGACGAAGAGAACAAGAAGGTACTTCTGGAAGAGGCCTACGAGCTTACGGGTCTTAGCAATCCGAACAGTCGTAACCAACTGCTCGACTGGCTCAATTCCAACACCAATCTTGAACTTGAGAAGCTCACCAAAGACTCAGTTGCGGCGGCAATGGCAGACGCCGATGACCTAGCGAAGAAGGTACTTACGATACGAAAGAAGCTTGCCAAGTCTTCTGTATCGAAGTACGAGATGATGGCAAGCGCTACGGGTAATGACGGCCGCCTGCGCGGCACTCTACAGTTTTACGGGGCGAACCGAACCGGTCGATGGGCAGGTCGGCTCTTGCAAGTACAGAACCTACCGAGGAATTATATAGTGAACCTCGATATCGCCCGTGACCTCGTTAAGAAGTCGGATCGTGTCGGGCTAGGGCTCTTATTCGGAGATGTGTCTGATACGCTCTCACAGCTCATTAGAACGGCCATTATCGCTAAAGAAGGATATACGTTATGTGTAGCTGACTTCTCAGCGATTGAAGCCCGTGTCATCGCCTGGCTGTCAGGTGAAACCTGGCGGCAGAAGGTTTTCGCTGAAGGTGGCGATATCTATTGCGCGTCCGCTTCTTCGATGTTCGGGGTTCCCGTTGTGAAGCACGGTGTGAACGGACATCTGCGGCAGAAGGGAAAGGTCGCGGAATTGTCACTTGGCTATTGCGGTGGAGTCAACGCTTTGAAGACTATGGGGGCCCTCGACATGGGTCTTTCGGAAGAAGAGCTGCCGAATATCGTGGGGCTCTGGCGGCAAGCATCTCCTAACATCGTAAAGTTCTGGTACACGGTTGAAAAGGCTGCCGTGTACACGGTTACGACCGGTAATCCGATGACGATTGAACACGGCATCACGTTCCGTCTTGAGGTCGACCCGTTCTACGGCTATCGATACATGACGATTGAACTGCCGTCGGGGCGTAAGCTCTTCTATCCTGATCCGCATATCAAGCTAAATAACTTCGACAAGGAAGCGGTACACTTCAAGACCCAGCTCAATAACGCCTGGGTTACAGAGTCAACCTACGGAGGAAAACTCGTCGAAAATATCACACAGGCCGTCGCTCGTGACTGCTTAGCTCTTACACTGATGCGGCTATCAAAAAACGGCCTGCCGGCTATTATGCACATTCACGACGAAGCGGTCATCGAAGTGCCGAAGGACGAAGCGGACGAGTATCTTGATATTGTTGAGAAGACGTTTGCACTTCCGATACCGTGGGCGGAAGGACTAGTGCTTACGGCCGCAGGATTCACCAATGATTACTACATGAAGGACTGATAGATATGAATACCGATAAAAAAATATCAATCAGCATAGGGGCAAGCCGGTGGTCTATGCAGTGGACGCAAACGACGATGCTCTGGTCCGAATTGTGCGACCGCCTCAAGACCCCCGTACGAACCGAGGAGACCGTCGAAGAGTACCATCAGATGAAGAAGGCCGACCAGGGCAAGCTCAAGGACATCGGCGGCTTTGTCGGCGGTACCCTTAAGGGGCTTCAACGTAAGGCCATTAACGTCACGGGTCGTGACCTCATTACGCTTGACCTTGATGCCATTAAGCCCGGTGACACGGATAATGTCGTTCGTACGGTTAATAGTCTCGGTATGGCGTACGCTATCTACTCAACAAGGTCCCATACGGAGCACCGTCCGAGGCTACGGGTGGTCGTACCGACGGATCGAACGATGACCGTTGACGAATACGAACCGATAGCTCGTAAACTGGCGTCTCTCATAGGAATCGGCATGTGCGACGGCACCACGTTCGAGGCGTCCAGGCTTATGTACTGGCCGAGTTGCCCGAAAGACGCACAGTACGTCTACCACGTCGGCGATAAACGTTTCCTTTCAGCAGACGGCATGCTGGGGCTATACAATGATTGGCACGATGTACGGTCCTGGCCGCAAGTGCCGGGACACGAGGCGTCACAGCGTGAACGGCAGCTCTTAGCTAAGCAGGGGGACCCTAAGACGAAGCACGGTATTGTCGGAGCCTTCTGCCGGGTCTACGGCATCCGTGAGGCTCTCGACGAGTATCTACCGCATGCGTATACGGCTGTTGAAGGCTCCGCGGACCGTCTGACCTTTGCTACAGGCTCGACGGTAGCCGGGGCGGTTATCTACGACGATGACCAGTTCTTATATAGTCACCATAACACGGACCCGTGTGGCGGTCAGCTCGTGAACGCCTTCGACTTGGTACGACTGCACAAGTTCCATGACCTCGACGAGACAGCCAAAGACGGCACGCCCGTTCATAAGCTGCCGTCTTATACGGCTATGAGTAAGCTTGCGATGCAAGATAATGCGGTTGTAGCCGAGCTTAACGCCGCTAGAGCCCAGGAGTCGGCGCAGAACGTCTTTGCCGACCTCATACAGAAGGAAGAAAAGGGCAAGCAAGAGATTACGGACCTAAACCCGAACGCCTTGACCGATGTCGAGTGGATGAAGACTTCGACGCTTAAGTATGACGACAACGGACGGGTCAAACCGACGCTCGATAACATGCTGAAAATCCTCGTGCACGACCAAGCTCTTTCGGGACGAATCGCTTTCGACCGTTTCGCATCAAGGTACGTGGCCAAGGGGGCCTTGCCGTGGAACATGACACCCGGTACGCGCCTGTGGACGGATGCCGATGATGCAGGCCTTCGATGGTACTTAGAGAACAAATATGAAGTTACAGGTAGAGATAAGGTACAGGATGCGATGATCATGTGCGCCGAACAAAATGGGTTTAATGAAGTCCTGGATTACTTGAACAGTCTTAAATGGGATGGCATAGAACGACTCGATATGCTGTTTATCGACTATCTCGGGGCAGAAGATAACGTATATACTCGTGCGGTTGCCCGTAAATCCCTCACCGCAGCTGTAGCACGGGCATTTGAGCCCGGGTGCAAGTATGACACCATGCCGATATTAATCGGCCGTCAGGGAGCCGGTAAGAGTACATTAATTCGAACAATAGGTAAGAAGTGGTATGCTGACGGCTTATCAACTTTTGAAGGAAAAGAGGCTGCAGAAAATATCCAGGGCAAATGGATTATCGAAGCAGGCGAAATGGCAGGGTATACAAGAGCCGAAGAGAACGCGTCAAAGCAATTCTTATCGCGGCAAGTAGACGTGTTTCGCCAGGCGTACGGTAGGCGAACACAAGAGTACCCCAGACGCTGCGTATTTTTCGGAAGTTCCAATCAGTATGAGTTTTTAAAGGATATTACGGGTAACCGACGCTTTTGGCCCATAGATATCGAGGCACAGAAGCCTACGAAGAACGTATATGTGAATCTTCCTGGTGAAGTAGACCAAATCTGGGCGGAGGCCGTCATAAGGTACAAGAATGGTGAGTCACTCATTATCGAGGACAATGAAGCGGCCTTAAAGATAGCAAAAACAGCACGAGAGGCCCATATGGAATCTAATTCTAAGCAAGGACTTATCAATGAGTTCTTACTGCAGAAAGTGCCGAAAAACTGGAACACCATGAGCCGATCGGCCAGACGTACGTACCTTACCATGGGAAGCCATACGCCCGATGAAGAACTCGAATACAGAGACCGTATATGTGCGGTAGAAGTCTGGTACGAATGCTTTGGCCAAGACCCGGCACGAATGAAGAAAACCGATACAAGAGAAATAAACCAAATCCTACTGGACTCGCCGTATACAGAGGGTAAGGCTAAGTTGATGAGATTTGGGGAATATGGACATCAACGAGGGTTCCATATTAGACCCGAAAGGGTGGAAAATCGGAATGGTTGACCCCGACGGGCGTTAACATTCTACCGTTAACAAGCCTAAAAAGCGTTAACATTCTACCCGTTTTTGTTAACATTCTAAAAAAATGTTAACACCATCAGCGTTAACAAACTTTTAGAATGTTAACGCTAAATGTTTACAGGAAAACCCTGTAAATAACTGTGGTTATAGGTATTTGTTAACAATGTTAACAATATTTATTAAAAGGGTAAAAAGTAAGTAATTAAAGGAATATATAAGCCCTTTACGCCCTTAAATACGGGCAAGTGTACGGGCGCGCGCGTGTGCGCAAAATATGCGCGCGATTATATAACAAACGGAAAGGAGTGTCAAGAGGAAAATGCTGGAAAGAGACATCGAGAAAAAATTAGTGGCAGGTGTGAAAAAGCTGGGCGGTCGGGCCTATAAATTTGTATCGCCGGGGAACATCGGAGTGCCTGACCGAATTGTCATATGGCCTGACGGCAGTATCGAATTCATCGAGCTTAAAACAGCAAAAGGGCGGCTGTCGAAAACACAGGCCACACAGATTGCCCGACTGCAAGCAATGGAGTGCGACGTGCATATCCTGTACGGCATGGACGCCGTGAATGCGTATCTTCAAGTCCGGAAAAAGCGAGGTGATGCCATATGATGTTCAAACCGCATCCGTATCAAGCGTACTGCATTGACCGAGTCGTTAAACAGAACAAGATAGGGTTGTTTTTGGACATGGGTTGAGGGGCCTTGGGAAAACCATCATCACGTTACAGGCGATATACGAGCTTAAGTACAATCGCTTTGCCGTTCAAAAGGTTTTAGTCATTGCCCCGAAGAAGGTAGCCGAAGCGACATGGCAACGGGAAGCACAGAAGTGGGACGGAGTTGGAATCCTTCGAATCTCAACGGTCCTTGGGAGCCTTAGTAAGAGAGTAAAGGCGTTAAACACACCGGCTGATATTTACATCATCAATCGAGACAACGTGACCTGGTTGGTCGACTACTACAAGAATGATTGGCCATTTGATATGGTAGTGGCCGATGAGTCCAGCAGCTTTAAAAACCATGCGGCAAAACGATTCAAGTCGTTAGCCCATATGTATAATCACATCAAACGGATGGTACTTCTTACGGGAACGCCTACACCTAAAGGATTGATTGACCTGTGGGCGCAAATCTATCTGTTGGACCGGGGGCAGTCGCTTGGCCGAACATATACGAGCTTTAGGGATCACTTCTTCATACCGGACCAGCGGTCACAGACAGTTATTTACAGTTACAAGCCTAAAGATACGGCAGAGGGCGACGTATTACGAGCCATATCTCATCTGTGTGTGTCTATGAAATCGGAAGACTATCTGACGCTACCGCCTGTTATTGAAGATATCGTACCGGTGCAACTATCGCCGAAGGCACAACGAGATTATGACGAGATGGAAACACGGATGGTACTGGAGCTTGTCGAAAGCGGCGAAGAAATTACAGCTGTATCGGCGGCAGCGCTATCAACGAAATTACAGCAGTTGGCAAACGGTGCGGTATACGATGAGCTTCGCAACGTACATGAGATACACGATTGTAAGATTGAAGCGTTTAAGGAACTGATTGAACAGTTATCCGGAAAGCCGGCACTGGTGTTCTATAACTTCAAACATGACCTTGAACGATTAAAAGCTGCATTGGCCAAATCGAAATTAGTCGTAAAGGAGCTTAAGGGAGCGACAGAAGAGCGAGAGTGGAACGAAGGAAAGATTGATGTACTCTTGGCGCATCCTGCAAGTACGGCGTACGGGTTGAATTTACAAGACGGCGGCAATCACGTTATATGGTTCGGGCTTAACTGGAGCTTGGAGCTGTATCAACAGGCCAATAAGAGGCTACACAGGCAGGGGCAAAAAGAGAAGGTTATCATTCATCATCTCATCAGCATCGGCACACGAGACGAGGATATTTTAGAAGCCTTGAATCGTAAGGACGAAGCACAGGAATATGTGCTGACGAGTCTCAAGGCTCGAATCGATAAATACCGAAAGGAGAAAAAGTAAATGGATAAAGTGCAAAAGAAACTAGTGCAAGGGGTGTTCAAGTTATGGGAATCGGCACAAGCCGATGAGAGCTTGAAGTTCTATAATCAAGAGTTTCCGGATATCGGATATGTGGCGGCAACACCTCATGTGTTAATACGGGTGCCGCTTGGTTGCCCGCAACCGTTTCAGCCGTCTCGTGAAGACGTTCGTATCCGTAAAGGCATGCTGGATTTGCTTACCGGCGATAAAGCTGAGATGGCGTTTGACACCGGCGAGACCAAGACCGTTAATCGCAACACTGTCGTAAAGAAGATTGCACACGGCACGGAAGGCAGTGCAGTGTTTGTGGCCAAAGCGATGTGGTCATACGTACCGTCGTCGGTTAAGTATATCGATGTCTATGATAATCGAGTTGTGCGGGTGTATGTAGCTGGCGAAGAACTTCCCGTAGTTTTAATTGCCCGTTTCCAGGAAAGAGGCGTTAAATAATGACGACGATATCAAGAAGCCCTATAAACGGACAGATTGAAGCTGACGATATTAAGAGCCCGAACCACTACACATGGCGAGGTCGTGAGTGCGAAGAGATTATAGGGGATATTACGCAAGGCGCAGAAGGCAAGGAAGCGTACTATCTCGGGGCTGTCGTGAAGTACCTATACCGCTACCCGAAGAAAGGCACTCCTTTAAAAGATTTACAGAAAGCCAAACAGTACATTGACATGTTGATGGTCCTAAAAGGAAACGCTGATGATTAGGAATACTAAAAATCTTATCGAATTTTGGCTTTTGTGCGGCTTTACCATAACCGCTAGTATAATTGTAGCCTTGGCCATAACAAATGCGTTATGGGCGTATATTAACGAAGAATTATCAATATTGGATGTAGCAGTCGCCACGATGGGGCTTGCTGTTGAAATATTAACCCTAAAATTTGTGTTGTGGATAACAAGATAAGGAGAGAAAAACATGGAAAACAAATTACTGCAACTAAAAGAAGCGGAGCTTTGTGCTACCGAGATAGTCATAAAGATATCTGCTACAGCCATTGCCATTGCAAGATGCGAGATTGAGCCGGATAGCGCAGGTGCGATAAAAGAAGCGATAGGGGTCCTTCACGCAAAAACCAATGAAATGCTGACCCTTTTAAGCAAGGAAGTGGAGGCCAATGAAAATTCTTGATGTGTGCTGCGGCAGCCGTATGTTTTATTATGACAAAGAAAGTCCTCTTGTAACTTATATGGACATCCGAGAAGGAGAGGTTAAATTATCCGACGGACGAAAGATTACTGTTAAACCCGATATCGTTGGAGACTTCAGAGCGATACCGTTTTACAACGAGACATACGACATGGTTGTCTTTGACCCGCCACATTTAATTCGAGCCGGGAAGAGCTCTTGGCTAGCTAAGAAGTACGGGGTATTAAACAAAGACACTTGGGAAAGCGATTTACGAGTTGGCTTTTACGAGTGTTTCCGAGTCTTGAAGAAAAGCGGAGTGTTAATCTTCAAGTGGAGTACAGACCAGATACCTTTGAAGCAGGTACTAGAGTTAGCAATTCGACACCCCTTGTTCGGGGATAAACGAGGAAAGACTCACTGGATTATATTTGTAAAAGGATGAGAGCTATGAATTTTATCAGAGAAAATGGTATTGTGATCGAATTTGTAATTCGGACGTTTTTATTGGTGGATTTTGCAACAATAATTCTAATTTTTCTTGGTTTATGTATTAACCAAGAGGCTGGCGTTTACATGACCTTATTTTATGCCATGGCGTTGGGGGCTTTACTTTATGCCGGCATTGTTAAGTTCCTGTTTAAACTTATCGAGCATTGGGAAGAGGCGTGAAATGACGGCTAAAGAGTATTTGGAATACGTTCGAAGTTTGGATACTCGATTACGAATAAAGGAGCTTGAGATAACGCAACTGCGGAATGATATTTGTAGCATACAGGCGTTGGACTATAGCAGGGATAAGATTACCGGCGGCAGCCCAATTGATATATCGGGGAAAATTGTAAGACTCGACGAGCTGATTCGTAAGGCAAACGAGGACTGGGATAGGCTAATTGACGAAAGAGAAAAGGCAAAGCGCCTTATTGCAGCGATTGAAAGCGAAAAGCAGCGAGAAGTATTAACGCGAAGGTATATCTCTAATGAGCGCTGGGAGGCAATAGCGTTTAGCATGGGGATTTCATGGCCGAGCACGCATCGGCTGCACCATCGAGCGTTAAAAAATTTTCAAAAATATTTAGGAGGGGGGTACTAAAATGATACACTCTTGACATGATATAGTGTATGTGTGAAGAGTGCGGAAAGGCCTACGGGCCCCCGTGCGATTATGGGGCAGTCATCCCTACGGGGACCTGTTCGATGAGGGTTGCTGCGGTAGCCCTCAACTACTAATTTCAACGTAGTTTTATTTACAGCCGAGGCGGCGTCTATTGCAGGCGTCGCCTTTGCCGTTTGCTTGTGTGGGCCGTAACAAAGAAACAGCCCCAAGTCGTTATGACCCGGGGCTGTTTCTTGAGAGATGAAGATGCAAATGAAGTGATCCATGTCTTACTTGGTATCATGGAATTCGAAATTCATTTCGAGTATATATCTAATTTTAGAAGCTGTAAAGTATTTCATCGGATAGGTTATGAGCGATGAAGATACTACATGTAGAAAGTTCTTGCATAAAAGAGTGCGAGAAACGACATGTGGTGTATCCTATTCTTATTTATCAAAGCACAATGCTGTTTGGTAATGAGTAATCTAGATACTTGGTTGAGGCGTCGTATCAAGGAGAGTCATGGTAAATCAAACGAAAGTACAATGTTGCCGCAGGTCCTGCTTAAACAATCATAAAGGTGTATGCTCTGCTAACGTAATACATATCGGTGGGACAGGTGCGTGCAAGTGCTTCGTTGCGGCCAAACATGCCATGAACCATTCCAGGTACGGCGCTTCAAGGAGGTGAAGAGATGCCGCAAAAGAGTTTACATGTGTGCTGTTATCCGG